GATTATTAACTGTAGAAAATAAAGAACAGTTACAGCCAATAGCACCATTAAGACAAATTAAAATCATTTCTTTTAAAGATAAAGACCAATGGGAATTATGTCCAAAATATAATATCGGTAACGGAACAAAATAAATTTTACGTTACTGGTTTAAATTTGAAAAAAAAGTATTATATATATTATAGGATGCCGAATGGTTCGGGTCCGTACAACAACCTTGCTTAACAGGAGGATACTATGACTGGAAACTTTGTTTTCCCAAGAAACGCTTTTTTAGGTTTTGATCACATTTTCGATGCATTGCAGGATATACACACTCATGCAAACGATGGATACCCACCCCACAATGTCGTAAGAGACGGCGATAGCAAATACGTTATTGAAATGGCTGTTGCTGGTTTCAAGAAAAAAGACATTGAGATTAAGGTGAAGGAGCACATCCTAACCATCGAAGGAAATAGAGAGAAACGTAGAGAAGCAGATGCATACGTACACAAAGGAATAAGTGCACGTAAATTTGCAAAGTCATTCAGACTGTCGGAATACACCGAAGTAACTGGTGCCGATCTAACGGATGGAATACTAACTGTCAAACTCGAAGTAGTTCTACCAAAGGAGAAGCAGCCTCGTACAATTAACATTCAATAATTAACGAGGATTAAAATGACATCAATAGCAATATCTGCATATGCTTGCAGATTCTGTGACGCAGTAGCGTCTTCTTTCAAAAAAGTATATAAAAACATTAAGTTCGGCATGCAAATGTCTGCAAACCAAAGAGTAGCAAGAGAGTTAATTCATTTAGGCTTTCATCAGCAAAAAGAGTTTAATCAAATTTTGCAAAGAATGAATGATAAAACTATCGAAGAACATAATGGTAAAAACTAATGTGGCCGTATACTGAAGAAGAAAACGACTACTTATCCAAATAAGAGAAGGCGGGCCAGTTCCCGCCTTTTTTATTATAAATAGTAATTTGTAAGGAGATCTATTATGAATATAGAACAGTTAAGAAAAGAACTTGAAGTGGATGAAGGAGTTAAGTATGAAATATATAATGATCACCTCGGCTATCCTACTTTCGGTATTGGTCATTTGGTTAGGGATAACGACCCTGAAAATGGAGAGCCAGTTGGAACTCCTGTCTCAGAGGATAGAGTCATTGAAGCCTTCAACGAAGACGTTGAAACAGTGCTTAGCGACTGCTCAATACTATATGACGACTTCGATGAATTGCCAGAAGAAGCTCAACTAATTATAGCAAACATGATGTTTAATCTTGGTAGACCAAGACTTTCAAAGTTTAAAGGTATGAAAGCTGGTGTGGATGCTAGAGATTGGAAAAAAGCTGCAGATGAGATGGTTGACTCTGCATGGTATCGACAAGTTCCAAATAGAGCTGGAAGACTCGTAACTAGAATGAAGGCATTAGGATGAGTGATGATTTAGACTTTGATTTTGGTTTTACTGCAGTAACTGAAGACGAACTTGACATTGTAAAGAAAAAACAAGACTCAGTTAATGACGCTGAGCAACTTGCAACAACGACTCAAGATCGTCTCGATAAATTATATAACTCAATAATTCCATTGTTAACAAATTTAAAAAAGAATCCAGAGAAAGAATACATTCTTTGGCCAAACAGATTGCAAAAGGTTGAAGCCTTTGAAGACCATATACAAAAAATTTACACAAATGGTTAAAAAGTCCTTTACTTTTCTGTAAAACTATGGTAGAATAACTATAATGGTAAAGTTTAAAACATTTTTATTAGAAGCAACAGGCAAGGGCTTAACCATGTTTGATGTTGACGAAACTATGTTTATAACTAAAGCGAAAGTAAAGGTAGTAAAAGATGGTAAAGTCATTAAAAAACTTGATAACCAAGAGTTTAACACGTATAAGAAAAAAGCTGGAGAAGAGTATGACTTCGGCGAATTCAAAGACGCCAAAGTATTTAACAGGACGTCGACGCCAATTGCAAGAATGATTAACAAAGTTAAGGTAATTCTTAAAAATGCCACAAAGGCAGGCAGTAAAGTAATAATAGTTACTGCAAGACCTAACTTTGATGACAAGAAATTATTTTTAGACACATTTAGAAATCAAGGAATTGACATAGATAAAATCTATGTTGAACGAGCTGGTAACCTAGGAGGTGGACCAGCATCCGATAATAAGAAAGTTATTTTTAGAAAGTACTTAGATCAAAATATATATAAACGTATAAGGCTATTTGATGATGCTAGGTCTAACTTAAAAGCTTTCTTATCATTACAGAAAGACTATCCGGATGTTTCATTCGAAGCATTCCTAGCTAAGAAAAATGGCTCTGTTTCAAGAGTAAGATAACAGGAGAAATTATGAAACTTATAAAGCACATGGCAGTGCTAGCACTGTCTTTTTTATTCTGCTTTTCAGCTTTTGCAGATAAACTAAAAGTTGGATTTGTGTATGTAGGACCAGTTGGAGATCATGGTTGGACTTATATGCATGAACAAGGTCGCTTAGCGGTTAAAGAAGCGTTTGGTGATAAAGTCGAAACTACTTTCGTTGAAAGTGTTAAGTATGGTCCCGAAGCCGAGACTGTAATAAGAGCAATGGCTAACACTGGAATGGATATTATTTTCGCAACATCATTTGGTTACATGGAGCCAATGTTAAAAGTTGCTAAAGAGTTTCCAAACGTAAAGTTCGAACATGCCACTGGTTATAAAACTAATGATAACATGTCAGTATATTCATCTAAGTTCTATCAAGGTAGATATATTCAAGGTGTAATTGCAGGTCATATGAGTAAAAATGGTAAGGCCGGTTATATTGCATCATTTCCGATTCCAGAAGTTGTAAGAGGAATTAATGCATTTTACTTAGGTGCTACATCTGTAAATCCAAAATTTGATATTGACGTGGTGTGGGTAAATACTTGGTATGATCCAGTTAAAGAAGCTGATGCCGCTAAAGTGTTAGTTAGTGAAGGTGCTGACATTATTACTCAACACACAGATAGTCCTGCTGCTTTACAGGTCGCAGAAAAAGCAGGTGTGTATGCTTTTGGTCAAGCAAGCGATATGATTCAGTTTGCTCCTAAGGCTCAACTTACTGCTATTATTGATGACTGGGCTCCATACTATGTGGCAAGAGTTAAAGCCGTGATGGATGGAACTTGGAAGAAATCAGATACTTGGGGTGACATGAAGAGTGGAATGGTAAAAATGGCGCCATATACTAATATGCCACCACATGTTGCAGCATTAGCAGCACAACTTCAAGAAAATATCACAAATGGAAAAAAAGATCCATTTGATGGTAAATATACTATAGGCGAACTGCTTGGTATGAATAAATATGTTAAAGGAATAGATGCATCATTACCTAAATGATTACTTTAACAGATAACGCAAAAAATTACTTAACAGCCACTACCGAAAAACATGGTAAGAAATACGCTTACCTTGGTGTTTTAGGAGGTGGCTGTTCTGGTTTTCAATATGAGTGGAACATGACAGATGACACTGAAAAAGGTACACTCATTGAAAACATTCTAGTTCTCGATAAAATAGCAGAAATGTTTGTTATAGGTTGTACAGTTGATTATGTACAAGAATTTGGTGGATCATATCTGAAAGTCATAAATCCTAATGCAACTGCACAGTGTGGTTGCGGTGAATCATTCGCAGTTTAATTAACATGTTAATAACAAAACTGTTTACAAATGTCAAAAACTGTGGTAGAATGGTACATATAATAAAGGAGTACTTATGGCTAAAAATACATTACAATCACATTACATAAATTTTCAATCACAACCTACTATCCCACATAAAATTCTTTACTTACAAAAAAACCAAAAAGAATTATCACAATTTAATATTAATATCCCAAACCTAATCAAGGCTTGGGAAACTAATAATTGGCCTCATTTAAATAAAGTTAAAACGGACTATTTATCATAATGTCATTTTATACAAATGTTATAAGATATAAAAATAATATTCTTTACCGTGGTTATGACAACCACGGTGAACGAGTAATACGTAAAGATTTCTTTAAACCAAAGTTCTTTGTGTCTTCAAAAAACAACAATGAATGGAAAGGCTTTGATGGTAGTTCAGTTGCGCCATTGGAATTCCCTAGCATGTTTGAAGCAAATCAGTGGCTTAAGCAAAATATAGATGTTAAAGGCAGACACATATATGGAAACAAAAAATTTGTGCAGCAATATATTACAGAAAAGTTTCCACGTGATATCGAATTTAAAAGAGAAAATATTAATGTAGGTACATTTGATATTGAAACAGATTATGACAATGGCTTTCCACATGCTAATGAAGCCAGTCAACAAATCCTTGCAATAACATATAAGTCAAGTAAGTTTTCAACATATCATGTTTGGGGTTATGGCGATTTTGATATAAGTAAATCTCTTATAAGTGATGTTAAGTATTATAGGTGTAATAGTGAAGAAGAATTATTAAATAGCTTTTTAAATTTTTGGTCACACCCTGAAGTAACACCCGATGTCATTACAGGTTGGAATACAAGATTCTTTGATATACCATATATTATTAACCGCACAGCAAAAGTACTAGGCATACACATGATAAATAAGTTTTCGCCATGGGAACTTCCATTAGAACATCGTAAGATTGTAAGACGAGGCAGTGAAAATGACGTGTATGAGATCCCAGGAATACAGACACTTGATTATATGGAGTTGTTTCAAAAATTTGGATATAGTTATGGTCCACAAGAATCATATGCATTAAATCATATTGCAAGTGTGGTACTTGGTGAAAAGAAATTATCTTATGAAGAATCAGGCTCACTTAAAAATTTATATAAAGATGATCATCAAAAATATATCGATTATAATATGAAAGATGTTGAACTGGTTGATCGTATGGAAGAAAAGATGGGGCTTATTACTTTAGCTCTTACTATGGCATATAAAGGTGGTGTTAATTATCAAGATACATTCGGTGTCACTGCAATATGGGAATCAATCATATATCGTAGGTTAAATTTAAATAAAAAAGTCGTGCCTATAGATGTAAACGAAAAACCATATAGAACCTTTGAAGGTGGATATGTTAAGGCTCCACAAGTTGGCCGGCACTCATGGGTTGTTTCTTTTGATTTGAATTCACTTTATCCAAATTTAATTGTGCAATATAATATGTCACCTGAAACATTAGTTGAAGATACGCAAATGAATGATGTGGCATATTATTTAAGTGGACAGGCAGTTACTAGTCCTTATGCTGTTGCAGCAAACGGTTCAAGTTATCGAAAAGATTTTGATGGTGTATTACCACAGATTATTGAAGAATATTATGATGAACGTGTTTCAGTAAAAAAGATGCAACTGGCTGCACAAAAGCAAATACAAAAAGGTTATACCTTTGAATTAGATAAAGAAATTAACACGATGGAAAATCGTCAAATGGCAATTAAGATTTTGCTTAACAGCCTTTATGGTGCACTTGGCAATAAACACTTTGCTCACTTCGATGTTAGGATAGCTGAAGGAATAACTTTATCAGGTCAGCTTGCAATACAGTGGGCAGAAAAGGCAATGAATGCTGCAATGAATAAGTTATTGAAAACAGAAAAAGACTATGTCATTGCAATCGACACGGATTCTTTATATGTAAACTTTGGTCCTTTAGTTGATAAACTTAATCCTAATAATCCGGTATCATTTCTTGATAAAATATGTAATGAACACTTTGAACCAATCCTTGAAAAAGCATATTCAAAACTATTTCAAAATATGAATGCACATAAAAATAGAATGGTCATGGCAAGAGAAGGAATATCCGATAGTGGTATATGGACGGCAAAGAAAAGGTATATTTTAAATGTACACAATAACGAAGGTGTGCAATATAAAGAACCTAAGCTTAAGATTATGGGTATTGAAGCAATTAAGTCATCTACACCTGAAGTGGTAAGAGGAAAGTTTCGTGAAGCATTTAATTTAATAATATCAAGTGATGAAGAAGAAACACAAAAGTTTATAAGAAATTTTAAAAACGAGTTTAAATCACTATCGCCTGAACAAGTGGCATTTCCAAGAAGAGTGTCAAACATTTCAGACTGGTATGACCATAAAAGAATATATAAAAAGAGTTGTCCAATACATGTAAGAGGCTCACTACTTTATAATAAACATCTTAAGTTTAACAAGTTAAGTAATAAGTATGAGCTAATTTCAAATGGTAATAGAATAAAGTTCTGTTACTTAAAACTACCAAACTCTATAAAAGAAAATGTTATAGCATTTCCTGATGTATTACCTAAAGAATTAAATTTACATAAGTATATTGATTACGACTTACAATTTGAAAAAACATTTATAGAACCACTTAACTTAATATTAGAGTCTATCGGCTGGTCAGCCGAAGAACAAGCAACACTGGAGGATTTTTTCGTATGAGTACAAACTGGTTTAAAGACATGCAAGATATGCACAAAAAATATGGAGTTAATAAATGGATGCAAGCTGAAATGCAATCCGATGTTGACTGGAGAAAAATTAATAAGTTCATGCAGTTTAGGCTTGGTATGATGCAAGAAGAACTTGATGAAACAAAGAATGCCTTTGATAAAAAAGATGCAGAAGAAATGGTCGATGGTATTATTGATTTATGTGTTTTTGCTATTGGCACTTTAGAAGTATTTGGTGTTGATGCTAATAAAGCATGGGATGAAGTATATAGAGCCAATATGGCTAAGGAAGTTGGAATTAAAGAAGGTCGGCCTAATCCTCTTGGATTACCAGACTTGGTAAAACCTGAAGGTTGGGAAGGACCAAAACACGAGGGAAATCATGGAAATATCACTGACTCTTTTCAATAGTATTTTTGACAATAAGACTACTCAAAAATTAACTTTTAAAGATTTTAATTCTTTTGAAAAAGCTTTGTATGGTCTTGCACAACGCAGGATAAAATCAAAGAATGATGCTCCCTTAATGTCACCAGCTTGCTATAAACCTGACACTACTCGTAAGAATGATAATGTCACAATGTGGTCAAGCTGGTGTGCAGTTGATGTTGATGATTTTAAATTTGAAGGAGACTTATATGGAAATTTACGTGCACGTTTTGGTAATTATATGTTCGTGTGTTACTCTACTGCTAGCTCTACACAATCTTTTCCAAAGTTTCGTCTTGTCTTCCCTCTTACAAAAAACGTTCCGGCTGAAAAGATTCGACACTTTTGGTTTGCTCTCCAAACGACACTCGGCGACCTCGGTGATAAACAAACCAAAGATCTATCTCGCATGTATTATATACCAGCAAAATATGATAATGCTTTTAATTTTATCTTTAGTAACAGTGGCAATTATATCGATCCAGATATGGTTATGAACAAATATCCATATCGTGAAAAAAGTGGTAATAGTTTTTTTGATAAGCTGCCTGAAGATATGCAAAAAGAAATACTGGAACATCGTAAATCAAAACTTGATAATACAAATATAAACTGGAACTCATATCATAATTGTCCTTTCTTTCCTAAGCAACTTGAAAAAGAATATAGAATGATAAGTAAGACAGGTTGGTATCATAAGATGTACCAGATTATGGTAGCAACCGCAGGCAATGCTGTAAAAAACAAATATCCAATTACACCTGAAGAAATAACATCATTATGTAGAGAACTTGATGTTGAAACTGGTAACTGGTATAAGAATCGTCCAATGGAAAAAGAAGCTAATAGAGCTTTAGAATATGTATATAAAAACATTTAACAAGTTAATTAAAAAAAACAAATAAAATGAAAAAAACTGTTTACAAAGCCTAAAAACTAGTGTATAATAGATCTATAAAATGAAAAAAGCGGAGAATAAAAAAATGAAACAATTAGAATTATTTACAAATAACTGGGGTGTTAATTCAGGTTTTGAAAGTTTAAGAGATAAGTTAAACGAGCTTATTCCAGCAGCTGGTAAAGTTGCTAATCCAATGTCAAAGAATAAGCATTTAGAAAAGTTCAGAAGAGCTCAAAATGCTGCTTATGATTTTTTTAACAATGGTCTTTGTAATAAAAGAGGATTGTTTATAAGTATATTTGCTCAAAACGAAAGTTACTATATTGATAAGTGGAATATTCCTACTCAAAGTTCTTTCAGATATTTTACTAAAGATAGCTGGGATATGTGGGAAGATAATATTGAAAAGATCTTTACACCAATCATGTTAGCTGCGGCTAAAGAACAGGGAGTTAAATAATGTATTGTGTTGATGTATATGAATTTAATGTTGTAGTAGATATGGAAACCGGTGGTAAGGTTCCTAGTGATCAGCTTCAAGGTCTTATAATTGATGGTAAGAAATATAAGCATTATGATGAGATACAGGTTATGGCCTCTGGTTATCCTGATAAGAATGAGGCTATTGCTTTTATGAAAAAGTACGAAGGTAATAAAAATTATAGAGTTGAGCTTGAGGAGTGGAACTAATGTTAGATTGGAATGAATTAGAAAATGAAGCTAAATATGATGCTGATGGTGAAGTAAGACATGATAATATTACTTATGTTGGTGATGTGGTTGAAACTGAATATGGCTTATGTAAGATTAAAAAGATTGAAATTATGCCAGAGCCTAGACATTACTCTAAGTGTGGAATAAATGTAAAAAAAATGTTTACAAACCTCTTAGATTATTGTATAATAGATCTAGATAATGGGCATTTTGTATATGGAGATCAAATTGAAAAATGATAAAGAATCAGTAAATGTTCTTAATGAATGTATTGAGTTACAGTTAAAAAAGTCACAAGACTATCAGAATCCTAACTCAAATATAAAGCAGGCTATGCACTATCGTAGAGGTGTTGATACTATTCATGACATGATACATCAAAAGTTATTACGTGCACAGTCATTACTTGAAGCTGATGGTGATCCAAAATTTGAATCACTTGAAGATACATATAAAGATATGATTAACTATTGCTCTTTTGCAGTTTCATATATGCGTGGTAAGATGGAGGGTCAAGATGATACATGAAAATACTAAAGATATAAAACATTATTTTATTAATGCTTTGGCCAAAGAAGATTTTATTATCGATCGATCTGGCCAAAAAACTATTGAACTAATTGGTGCAAACTTCTTTGCCGATCAACCTACTATATTTGGTGAGCCAAATGCATCATATATAGAAATAGAAAAAGCATGGTATGAAAGCCAATCAACAAACGTTAATTGGATTACAGAAACTTATAATAGAAATGTACCTGAAGCTTGGAAACTTGCTGCAAATCAATTTGGTCAAATCAATTCCAACTATGGTCATTTAATTTATTCTGATAAGTATCATCATCAGTATGGTCAAGTACTCGATGAATTACTAACAAATCCAGATGGCCGTAGAGCTTCAATGATTTACACAAGACCGAGTATATGGATGGAGTATAATGAAGATGGTAAAAATGATTTTATATGTACTAACGCCGTTACTTATTACATTCGTGATAACTTCTTACAGTGTGTCGTACAAATGCGCTCAAACGATGTCGTGTTCGGATATAAAAATGACTATGCTTGGCAGCTTTATGTTTTAGAACAAATGGTAAAAGATTATAATGACTGTAAAGAAGATGGTATACCAGAATTAAAAGTTGGTGACATAATCTGGCAAGTACAAAACTTACATGTTTATGAAAGGCACTTCCATCTTGTCAAATAAATGGGATATACGATTTTTAGAAATGGCTAAGCTTGTGGCATCATGGTCAAAAGATCCTTCAACACAAGTTGGTGCTATAGCAGTTAGAAATCGTACAGTAATAGCTCAAGGTTATAATGGTTTTCCTCGAGGTGTAGATGATCATGAATTATATTATTTAAATAAAGCCATAAAGTATAAACGTATAGTTCATGCAGAAATGAATGCAATTTATAACGCAGCAGAAAATGGCGTATCACTAAAAGATTCTACAATATATGTAATAGGTTTACCAATATGTCATGATTGTGCTAAAGGATTAATTCAAGCTGGCATAAGCCGAGTTGTGACGCCAGAACAAGAGATACCAGAAAACTGGCAAGAATCAATATCAAGTTCAATATCAATGTTTAAGGAGGCAGGTGTAATATGGGATTGGATAAAGTTATAGTAGTTGCACAAAACCCGGGGCCCGGTCAACCATATCTTAGAAAAGATGGAGATATGAATGCTGGTAGTACTATTGGTAAAATGCACCAATGGATGCAGTACATAGGCATTGAAACTTTTTCATTTGCTAACACATACCCTTACCCTGGTCAATTTACTAAAAAAGATATTAATTATAATAGGCTAAATAAACTTACAAATGGATACGATAAAGTTATAGCTTTAGGTAATGTTGCCTCCGAAGCATTAAGTAAGATTGGTGTTGAACATTTTAAACTACCTCACCCTTCAGGTTTAAATCGTAAATTAAATGATAAAAAATATGTTAATAAAGTATTAAAGGAATGTTATGAATATTGCAATAGGTAAAATTGGTAAGTCAATAAAGTTTGGTCCTGAAGAAAAGGGTAAAGGCAAAAAGGCTATGACAGCCGGTTCAATAGATGCCAGAATTATATTTCAAACTTTAATTAAGTTTAATCCTCAACATAAATTTTATTTAATTGGCAGATCAAACTTTTCAAGATTGAAACCAGAAATTCGAAACAAGATTGATCCACATAAAAATGTCATAGATGTATGGGCAGGATTTCATGATTGGTTTGAAACACAAGATGACAAAGATGAAGTGACCGAATCATGGAGGTTTATGGAACATGTCATTAAAACAAATGATAAATTTGATATAGGTTTGTTTATCGCTGGTGGTGTTCTTGATTATGCTGTACAAGGTAAAACTTTAAAGGAAGGCAAACATATTAAGACATTAATGGCTGCAGCGAAATATGCCGGTCCAATTCATCATTTTATCAATGAGACGAAAATTCCGTATATGGTATTATCTCTTGATCCTAGATGTTATCCTAAACCTACAAAAGATATATTAATACCACCTAAAAGAATACTACAATTAAAAAATGAAACGATGGAAGTTGAACATAGGGTGTCATATGAAACAGATGAAATGGTAATTGATAAAGTACCTGCTGTATATTCAGGAATTGAAACTTTATATGCTGTTGAAGAAGACGAGCCTGCAGGATTAGATGCTTTCTTTGATGAACCTGAACAAAAACGTGATATTAATATGGTTCTTTGGCTAAATGAAGGAAAGCCATCAAGGTACAATGATTTAAAGAATTTTATATTAGATAGTGTTGATGATGTTGAAGTGTATGGTGTGTGGAATGAAAAGGCTCTTAAAGATCCAAGAATACAGCAAGTTGCAATGTCAGAATTATCATGGCAATTTCCAAGAACAAAATATACATTCTGTATTCCAATAGCACCGGGCTGGGCAACAGGAAAGTTTTGGGAAATGATTAAGCATGGAATAATTCCTTTTATGCATCCAGAATATGATGATCAAAAAAATATAGGATTTCCTGAAGAATTGAGAGTTAAAGATTCAAACGACTTATTAGAAAAAATAAACCTTTACAATAGTGACGAAAAGTTGTATAATAGTCTACATAAGCGATTAAAAGATATGATAACACCTGAAATTAAAAGTGGAAAATATATAAACGATATTATTATGAAAAATGTTGAGGAGGTAATAAATGGATAAGCGTGGAACAATCGAAAAGTTTGATATAAAAGATTTTAAGAAAGGCTGGTTTATAGGTGACTTTGAACCTACTCTTTTAAAAACAAAAGACTTTGAAATATCGGTACGAACACATCCTAAAGGTGAGATATGGGATAAGCATTACCATAAGATAGCAACAGAATATAATTATGTAACTGATGGTGCAGTTGAAATTGATGGAGTTGTATATAAGAAAGGTGACTTATTTATTATACATCCTGACTTTGTAGTTGATGCTAACTTTATTGATGACTGTTCAATAGTCTGTATAAAAACACCAAGTGTTATGGGTGACAAATATATTGTGGAAAGAGATTAATGAAAATTATTGCACATAGAGGTTTATTGGTAGGACCAGATCCTAAAGCCGAAAATCAATTAGATACGATTGATGAAGCATTATCTTATGGTTTTGATGTTGAAGTTGATGTAAGGCTTATAAGTGGTGAATTAATTATTGGTCATGATGATGCAACTCACACATGTCCAACATGGTTATATGATGATAGTCGAGTATGGTTTCATGCTAAAGATACTGATTCTTTAGTTTACTTAAATAAACGTGGTAAGCGAGTATTTTATCATACAGATGAAGATGTAGTAATGACATCAAAGGGTGAACTATGGGCGCTTCCCGGCAAAGGTTTTGCTGGTTCATATATAGTACTACCAGAAAGATATGGTGACATCGTTCCTGATGGAGCATTAGGAATATGTACAGATTATCCAATTAAATTTAAGGAACTATATAAATGAGAGTAATTATATCAATGGCCGGATTAGGTTCAAGGTTTACTAATGCAGGATATAAAATACATAAGCCTTTAATAAAAGTAAATAACAAAAGCTTAATACGATACACCGTGGAGTCTTTAGGAATAAACGGCGAATATGTATTTGTATGTAGAGACTTAGGTGGTACATACTTAAATGATTTAAAGATAGAACTTGATGAGTACTTTCAAAACTCACACAGTACTTATAAAGTTGAAGTCATAGACCATGTTACAACTGGTGCTGCTGAAACAGCACTGTATGGATTAGAAGATAATTATAATGGTGAACTAATAGTAACAAACTGTGATCAGTATTTGGACTGGAATCCTGATGCCTTTTTGAAAGAATCGAGAAAGTTTGATGGATGTGTCCTAACATATAAATCAAATGACTTGAAAAATTCATTCGCTGAAGTCATTAACAAAAAAGTAATTAAGATGACTGAAAAACCTAAAAAAGAAGTTGGTGGTAAAGCTTTGGTAGGTGTTCATTACTGGAAAAAAGCTCAAGACTTTAAAAAGTCTGCTACTAAATCACTTAAGTCTTTTAAAGGTGAAACATATGTATCTGAAACATATAACTTCTTAATTGAAGAAGGTTTAAAAATTGGCACACATCCAATAAATGAAAATAATATTGGTAGATACTGGTCAACTGGAACACCTGAAGACCTAGCACTATTTAAAGGTATGATTTCAGAATATTATACAAAAAAGAATAATACATATTTTATAGATTTAGATGGCACAATATTTACACATGCGCATAGATATTCAAACTTAAAAAATGCAGCTAAGTTACTTCCCGGTGTTAAAGAAACACTTGATGAACTTGATTCAAGAGGTGATACAATAATATTAGTGTCAGCTAGAAAAGAAGGTGCTCGAGCTTTTACTGAAAGATTATTAGAAGAGCACTTAATACCTTATGACCAATTAATACTAGGAGTGTCACAAGGTTGTAGAGTTGTGGTAAACGATGTCCTTACACCTAATTGCTTACCTAGAGCTAGAGCTGTCAATGTACAAGTTGATAAGGGTTGGAGAACAGAGGACTTAGCATGAATACATATGCCAGTATAGTACCACTTATTGGCGGTGAAACAATCGCCATGCAAAACTCTTTTCGAAAAAAACCGGAGTATATTCTAAGTTATGAAGATTTCAAAGCAAATGATACTCACTTGGTGGAGTACTACAAAAGAGAGGTTCCCTACTATCTTTTGGGAAACGACAGGAACTATGATCTACCTTCTGTCGATGTTGTTAACACCGTGTGCCCTTGTGCTGGTTTGTCTAGCCTCAATACTACGGCATCTTCTGACGCTGCTGCTAACGATTGGATGCTTACCTCTGCTAATTATGTCTTGGGTACTATCAAACCTAAAGTATTCTGGGGCGAAAATGCACCAAGACTCGCTTCAAAAATGGGGGAGCCGGTTGTGGAAAATCTCAGATCAATTGGAAGAAAGTTTGGATACACTTTCAGCTTATATAAAACGAAGTCTCTCCTCCATGGACTCGGACAAGTAAGAGATAGATCATTTTATTTTTTCTGGAAAGGTGATAAGATACCAAAACTTGATTTTTTTAGAAGAAAACATGAAAGAATCGAAGATACTATTAGAAAAGTAAAAATGTATCATAAAGATCCAATGTCAGTTTTAGCAAATAAAAAGACTCCATCAAAGAATCCTTTTTATAGATTTGTACTTGAAGAAATGTGTGGTGGTATTACTCATCGTGAATTTCAAAGAAAGATAACTAAAACTGTTAATCCCATGGATTATATTGAAAGTAATAATATAAAATATAATGAAGTAGCTGCTTGGCTTAAAAGTAAAGGATTTGAAAAAGAATCTAATAAAGCTACTGCAATGTATAACAAACTTAAAGAAGGTAAGAACATAATGCGTAGGTCAGTTACTATACCAAAAGACTTTATAGGAGCATTTGTAGGACACCTTCCTTTTGAACTTACACATCCTGATGAAGATAGGCACTTAACTATAAGAGAGTGCTTAACTATTATGGGTCTTCCTAAAGACTTTATGTTGCAGGGTGGTGTAAAAAATTTAAATCACATTTGTCAAAATGTACCAGTAACCACTGCCACAGATATGGCAGACAATGTTTTAAAATATGTAAAAGGTTATTTAGATAATCAGTTAATTGATACTGACTTCTTAGTACAAGATAACAAGTCACAAGAAAATATTTATGAGAAAAAGCCTTTACAACTCGACAGATTTATGGTATAATAATAACATTATTGAGGTAAAAAGAATGGAAAGAAAAATGAACGTGGCTGTCACTGGTTCACGTGGTTTCATTGGAAGTCACTTAAAAGAACGCCTTATTGCTGACGGTAAAGATGTTACTGAATGGGACTTAAGACAAGATCCTCCAAAATGTATAAAAGATTTTGATCCTAACGGAATTGATTATGTAATACATCTTGCTGCTTATGCTAATGTAAGAAAGAGTATAGAAGATCCACAAAAGTATTGGGCGAATAATGTAGATAATACAACTAGAATACAAAAAATATGTAATTATAATAATATTCCACTTATGTTCGCATCATCATCTTGTATACATAATTGGTGGCTGTCTCCTTATGGCACTACTAAAAAAGTAAATGAAGAAACTGCATTTCATAATCAAGTAGCACTAAGATTTACAACAGTATATGGTAAGGGCGCAAGGGAGTCAATGTTTATTCCAAAATTACTTGATAATAAAGTTGAATATGTAACTGAACACATTCGTGATTTCATACATGTAAGTGATGTTATTGAGGCTATAATTCTATTAATGAGTAAGAATATAGGAATGTTGGAAAAGGCCTATGATATAGGTACAGGTATAGGCAACAAAGTTAGTGATTTAGCTGAGCTTGCTGGTCATAAGTTACCAATAAAAGGCGGTGCAGAATGTGAAGCTGCTGACAATACTGCAAATATAAAAGATTTGGTTTCATTAGGATGGAAACCAAAAACGGATGTAACAGAATACATTATAAAGAAAACAATCCCACACTAGGAGATAAATATGTCGATTATGGATAAATTGAAAAAGAATAGTAAAGTTGATTACACATCAATACTTGCTGATTCAAAGTTCTTTAATGATAAAGACATGGTACCTACAAATGTACCAATGATAAATGTAGCTCTATCCGGCTCAATGGATGGTGGTTTAGCACCCGGGCTTACTGTACTAGCAGGTCCATCTAAACACTTTAAAACTTCATTTGCTTTAATAATGGCAAGTGCTTACTTAAAAAAATATGAAGATGCTGTATTATTATTTTATGATTCAGAGTTTGGTTCACCTCAAGCATACTTTGAAAACTTTGATATTGATACAAGTCGTGTATTACATACTCCAATAACTAATGTTGAGGAGTTAAAATTTGATATGATTAGCCAACTTGAAGGTTTGGAACGAGGTGATAAAGTTGTAGTTATTATTGATTCAGTTGGTAACTTAGCTTCTAAAAAAGAATTGGAAGATGCAATCAATGAAAAATCAGTGGCTGATATGTCAAGGGCAAAAGCACTAAAAGGTTTATTTAGAATGGTAACACCATACTTAAATATGAAAGACATACCTTTACTTGCCGTCAACCACACATATAAAGAGATTGGCTTATTTCCAAAAGATGTGGTATCAGGAGGCACAGGTATCTACTATAGTGCTGATAATATTTGGATTCTTGGTCGTCAACAAGACAAACAAGGTACAGAAATTAAGGGTTACCACTTTGTAATTAACGTGGAGAAATCAAGATATGTTAAAGAAAAGTCTAAAATACCTATTTCTGTTAGTTGGGACGGTGGTGTTGAGCATTGGTCTGGCCTGCTTGATGTTGCTATGTCTGGTAATTATGTTAGTAAGCCCAGCCCTGGTTGGTACTGCAGAATTGATAAATCAACTGGAGAACTGGTGGAACCAAAAGTTCGAGAAAAAGAAACTCTAAATGAAGAGTTTTGGAAACCAATAATTGAAGAAACTGATTTTAAGCAGTATGTTACTAATAAGTATTCAATACTTAATAATGGTGTAAACTTAGAAAAGTTGGATGCTCATTAATGGTATTAACTGAAAATAAACATTATGAAATAATACCTGATAGAGGTGATGATCAAGCTTGGAATGTTAGAATTTTATCAGGTACATTTACAGAAACAGTACTGAAATATGGTGTCGTAAAATTTAATGGAAAGAAGAAAGACATGACATTTAATTTTGATATCGTATACACACCAGACACAGAACTTGATGTTTCTAATTTAAAGCTACAAGAGTTTGCTGGTATAATGCTTGAGCAAATTATGGCTCAAGGAATTCGTGATAATGAAGTTGTAACAAGAGAGGTGAAAGATGCAAATTAGTGCTACACAGAGATTAATGTTAATTATGGATGAGATTGCAATCGCAAAAGGTAAATTGCAACCTACCGATACTGGTCACATTCATACATCAATAAGTTACTTAGAAAGTAGAGCAGAAGAAGTACAAAAAGAAATCGATGAGGGATTGAGAAAAGCTGCCTATGCCTACTAATTTAGAACAGACTATATTACGTAATCTTCTTACTGATGAAGAATATATGAGAAAGGTTCTTCCTTTCATTAAGCCTGATTACTTTCAAGGAATATATAAAGTATTATTTCGTGAAGCTGGAAAGTTTGTTGGAAAGTATAATAAGTTACCTACTGCAGAATCATTTAAGATCGAACTGGATCAGTCTGAAAAACTAAATGATGAACAATATAATATGGCAATGGATATAGTCCCACAACTTTTTACTAGTGAAAAGGTTGATGATAAGTGGTTACTTGATACAACAGAAAAGTGGTGTCAAGACAGAGCGATATATAATGCAATTATGGAATCAATAACTATTATTGATGGTAAACATGAACAATTAACAAAAGGAGCTTTACCTGATTTATTATCAAAAGCTTTAGGTGTAGGATTTGATCTTAAAGTTGGTCATGATTATTTAGAAAATGCAGGAGATAGATATGAATTTTATCATACAGAAGAAGACAGGCTTCCATTCGATTTGGAATACTTTAACAAGATCACCAAAGGTGGTGTCCCACGTAAAACTCTTAACATTGCTCTCGCTGGTACCGGTGTCGGTAAGTCTTTATTTATGTGTCATGTTGCTTCCTCGGCTTTAGTACAAGGTTTCAATGTTTTATATATTACAATGGAAATGGCTGAAGAAAGAATAGCTGAGCGTATTGATGCAAATCTTCTCAACGTTCCTATTGATCAACTTGATAAAATGTCAAAGGATATGTTTACTACAAAAGTTCAAGATATATCTCGTAAAACTACCGGTAAGTTAATTATAAAAGAATATCCAACTGGCTCTGCACATGCTGGTCACTTTAGAGCTTTACTTAATGAACTTAAATTGAAAAGACAATTTGAACCAGACTTAATCTTTATTGATTATTTAAATATATGTGCAAGTTCAAGAATGAAAGGAATGGGCGGTGCAATCAATTCATACTCTTACATTAAAGCAATTGCTGAAGAATTACGTGGCCTTGCGGTCGAGTTTGACTTACCGATCTTCTCTGCAACGCAAACGACTCGTTCTGGTTATTCTAACTCGGATATTGGGCTTGAAGATACAAGTGAGTCTTTTGGATTACCCGC